GTCTATATGGCGTCCTTTTATTATAATCTAATTGTGACTCTAATAATAGTCGCACAAACAAACCAAATTTTTTAAACAAATGAACAAATTGCTTAAAGATGCAATCGCTGACGCTAAAGCCGTTCGCGAAACAGCTCTAGCCAACGCTAAGCTTGCATTAGAAGAGGCGTTTGCTCCAAAATTGCAATCTATGCTTTCTTCAAAAATCCGCGAGGAAATGGATGAAGAAGAACCAGTAGCAGATGAGGAGGAAACCACTGAAATGTACAATGGCGAAGGAGAAGAGCAGGAAGAAAACCGCATGAAGGAGCTTGCTGGTCTTTACGAAGAGGATGAGGAAGAATCTGAAGAAGATTACTCTGATGAATCTGAAGAAGACTACTCCGATGAGTCTGAAGAATCAGAAGAATCAGAAGAAGACTATTCCGATGAGTCTGAAGAGGATGAAGACTTAGAAGAAATTCTACGCGAACTTGACACAGAAGAATCTGAAGAAGAGGAAATGATGGAAGGTGAAGGCGAAGAAGAGGAAATGGATCTTGATGAAATCATCAACGCACTTCGTGAAGAAGAAGGCGAAGAAGAGGCTCCTGCTGAAGAAGAGGAGGAAGTTGATCTTCAAGAGCTTTTAAATTCACTTAACGAAGAGGAAGGTGAAGAAGAAGAGGAAGAAGAGAAAGTTGAAGAAGGTAAGATGAAAAAGAAAATGAAAAAAATGGAAGAAGAGCTTAACGAAGCTTATTCTGCTGTTAAATTCTTACGTACTAAACTTTCTGAAGTAAATCTTCTTAATGCTAAATTACTATACGTGAACAAATTGTTCCGTAACAACCTAACTGAAACTCAGAAGGTTAAGATTATTGAAACTTTTGATCGTGCTAAGACTGTAAGAGAAGCTAAACTTGTTTTTGCAACTCTATCTGAGTCTATTAAGTCTTCAAGTGTTTCTACAAAAACAAACAAAAAATCTGTAATGGAAGGATTTGCTTCAAAAGCAGCTGGAAAAACTAAGTCAGTTCTTACCGAAGGATCTAACCAAGCCAGCAGATTCAAAAAATTGGCAGGAATTATTTAATAACAAAACTCTTAAACTCTAAAAAAAATGAATTTATTCGAAAACATTCAAGAGCCAAACAGAGGACAAGAAAACCGCGCCCTTATTGGTAAGTGGAAGAAATCTGGTCTTTTGGAAGGCTTGAAGAACGAAAACGAGAAAGCAACCGTTTCTGTTCTTTTGGAAAACCAAGCTAAGCAATTGCTTAAGGAAGGTAGCTCAGCTTCTTCTGGTATGGGCGCTGCTGGCTTTGAGCAGTGGCATGGCGTAGCATTGCCTTTGATCCGTCGTATCTTTGCTGAGATTTCAGCTAAAGAATTCGTTAGTGTTCAGCCAATGAATTTGCCATCAGGTCTTGTATTCTATTTGGATTTCAAATATGGCACTAACAAAAAGCCATTCGGATTTGAGCCAGGTGGAAAAAATCAAACTGGTACTTTGCAAGGTATCACTTCACAATCTGGAGCTCCTTCAGACGGTCTTTATGGTGCTGGTCGCTTTGGATACTCTCAGAAATTTTCATCAACTGCATTAACTACCGTAACAACAGCATCAGCTGGTGTTACTGATATATTCTACGACGGAGTATACTCAGCATCATTAGCAAACTGGAAATCTTACACATTTGCATTGAGCAACACTACGAATGCAGATAATCTAGGGGTGCGTTCTTGGATTCCTGTATCAGGTGGTAATGTTCTTAATGCAGGTACGCAGTATTTACCAGCATTTACTCGCATTAATGGTAGCAATGTTGTTTTTGTTGTGACTGGATCAATTGTTGGAGGTGTTGAAGCTTCCTTCGCTGTGTCCTACTCAGTACAACCAACTAACGACAATCGCTCTGATTTTGAATTTGCTAGCCCACGTTCTAGTGCAACTAGCGCTCAAAGCTTGGATACTGATCTTCAGATCCCAGAAATCGAATTGCAAATGCGTTCAATTCCTGTGACTGCTAAGACTCGTAAGTTAAAAGCAAGCTGGACTCCAGAATTTGCTCAAGACCTTAACGCTT